GCCTCCTAGCACTTCGCCGCGATTGTCCCGGAGGCCACCCCAGCCTCCATCTGCTGCTGGTTGTCCATCAGACCCTTCAGGGAGGCCGAGACCGTATCGATCTGCTGTCTCAGCGGCTCATACTTGGCCTGGTAGTCCTGCCCCCGGGCCAGGGCGCTGTCGGCGCTCTTGGCTGCCTCCTGGAGGGTGTGGAGCTTTTTGCTGGTGGCGGAGGCGGAGTCCGCCAGCAGGCGCTGCTTTTGGGCCAGCAGCTCGGTGTTACCCGGGTCCATTTTCAGCGCCTTTTCCACCGCTTTCAACTCTTTTTGGGTAGTGGTGATCTGCTTGTTGGTCCCAGACAGGGCTTTGTCCAGCTTTGTGGTGTCGCCGCCGATCTCAATGGTGATGCCTTTGATTTTATTTGCCATAGAGTCCTCCTAAAATCGGTCCATGTCCTCCTGGGTGGCCAGTGTGGGGTACTCCAGTGTATCGTTCGATGCCTCGGCGTACATCTCGTTGATCATGCCGATAGTCAGCAGGTCCATGTCACGGACCGAAATCCCCAGCTGTACCGCCCGGAGGAGGAGGAGCGGCGTGGTGATCTCCCGGTCTACTGCCCCAGTTTTTTTTTAGCGATGTCCAAGGCCTCCGTATTGGCCTCCCACAGAGCCCAAATAACCGGGAAAATCTTATAAATAGAGAATGCTCCAAAGCCCTCTAACCACTCGTCCGGGGTGGCGGGAACGGCGTCCTTGTCTCCATGTTTGGCCATAATATAGGCCATATCCTCAAATAGCTGGAGAGCTTGAGGCGGGATATTATCTCCCTGCCGTTCTTTGGCGTCCAGCGCCTCCTTGACTGCCTGCATATCTTGGATGATGTCCCGACGGAACTTGATGCGGTACAGTCGTGGGATAGCGGCGGACGCCCGAAATTTGACAGGCTTGCCGTCAATCAAAATACTGGTCTCCATGTATGCCCCCGATCACATAGCGGCGGCAGCACCAGGCTGCCAGACCGACTTAAACCAGTTCTTTTTGATCTCATCCGGAGTATCCGCTGTGGTCTTGGCTTTAATGTTTCCGTTGGCCAGGGGAGAGGCAGTGAGGGACAGGGTATCCGTGGTGGGGGTCTTAGTATTTTTGATGGTGGAGCTGGCCTCACTGGGCCGGGCGGCGGCGCAGTTATACAGCACTCGCAGGCTGGCCTGCTGATCCCCCGTGAACTGATACAGCAGGGCGAAGGGCTGGGGCTCAGCAGTGGATTTCTCCACCAGGACGTGGTCGGTCTTGTCCTCCACCTCTCGCAGCACATCTGTGCGGAAAGAATCAGGGAGCAGAGCGATCTCCAGATCCCCCTGGTAGCCGTTGTTGGCCGTGGAGACATAGTAGGCGATGTCATCTGCATAAAACGTCTCGGTCTCGCCCTGGGGGGATAGAGACATACTCACCGCACCGGGGATGGGCACCGGAGCGCCGAAGCTGACCGCCCCCTCCTCGGACACGGTCAGCAGAGCATAGTGGACATTTTTCAAACCGAATTTTACCTTGTTCTTTGTCATTGGTTACACCTCGATCTCGTATCTGGTTTGATATAGGCGTTCGCTGTCGATATACTCGACTACCCGGTCCCAAAAGAGGTCGGCGGCATCCAGAGCATCCTCTATTTTCTGCTCCAGGGCCCGGTCACGGCGGAGCTGGTAGAGCTCCACGCAGAAATGGGTGATCTGGCAGTACACCCTATCATCTGCGCCGAAATTATCCGTGTAGTCGTCAAAATACACTCCGTAGGGCGGGGCGGGGGGCTGCTCCCAATGGTGGATCTCAAATGGGATGCCTGTGGGCTCCAAGATTTGGTATAGCTCATCATAGGTCATATTCTATACCCCCGTGCTCTGGATCAATCTGGTTACATCCCGCTCCAGCTGGCGTTCGGCATCCTCCGCCGCCGGGCGGATGTGAGGAGTGCCCTCCACGCGGCCTCCGGCAGCTTTTTGGTGACCGTTCTCCAAGAGGTGGGTAAGTTGATACGCAGTCTTGTTGTAAATACGCACACTGTGCACATTTTGGTCGACATTGCCACCGCTTTTAGTTTTGCGCCATCCACGACGGTACCGTCCTGTGCGCTTGGGGGACTTATCCCGGACCACTTTGAGAGCCTCTGTTCCTGCATTGTCCACAGCCTTTTCCACACCCTGTGCGATTTTTTCTCCGTACTCCTCCAGGGCGCCGGTTATCTCTTTAGAGATCTCGTCAACTCTGATTTTCACCAGTCGCTCCCTCCCATACATTGTCATCTGACTGTTCTAGATCCAGGTCAGTCACCAACAGGCCGTCCTCGTCGGAGGTTGGGGTGACCTTGCGGATGAGATACCACTGACTATCCAGCTGGCACACATCCCGGATTGTAATACTATGCTGCCGCCAGATCCGTACTGTCCGGTCAATCTGGCGGCCAACCTTAGCGGCCTCATAATAACGGGTGATACCCACAACCCGCTCCCCGTACTGGACAGTCATCCGGAGCGTCAGGGTGGGTTTTGTCTGCTTAGGCCCCTTCCCTTCGTGGTAATCCACCCGATAAACGGACAGCACACCAGAGTCCAGGATCATGGTCCCACCTCCCGGCCCCGGGCCAGTAGCAGGTCCAGACGCAGGCGGCGCAGATAGGCCGGTTCCGCCTCTCCTGTGATTCGCTTCCGGTAGATCCAGGCGGCGGTCCCTACCACTGTCTGGATGTAGTCTGCGGAGCAATCAGGCTTGATACCTTGACGCGCCAGGCTGGTCCGGGCCGTATTCAGGAGTGCCGGGAGATACAGACGATCTCCCGGCAACTCCACGCCCGTCCGCTGGAGATCCGCCTTGAGCAGTTCCAATAGGATCAGATCATCCATTCCGGGCGACCTCCTCTCAGGACTTGGTCACAGTGACAGTATACTGCTTGGTCTGGGTGCCGTTGGTCACGGTGACGCTCACAGGGTTCTCCCCATCCATCCAGGTGATTGCCCCACCGTTCTGGATTTTGGAGCCGTTGGCCCGGACGTTAACCAGGGCCCCAGTGGCGGGGACAGCGCTAATCACGTCACTGTCGTTGGTAGCCTTGGTGGTGTAGGTGGTGATGTTAGGGTCAAAGGCGGGGGTCAGAGGCAGGGCGCCGATGGCCAGCGCCCGCAGGGCGGCCACAGCGGGGTTTGCGGTGTCAGGAGCAAAGCTTGCCGAGGTAACAGGGGCCTTGCCGATCCCGATGGCCACAAAGCCCTCCGCGATCACAGGCACACCATCATACCGGGCAGTGCCCTTGACCACAGTCTGATCCTGGATATACAGGGGGATGTCGCTGTACCCGACAGAGGTGCCGGCCCGCTCCGCCAGCAAATAAAGATCACCGTAGCCGCCGATGATTGTATTGTCCGGCATCACGTCATCGGAAAATACAACCACATCGCCGCCCACCACCGGCATAGTGCCATCCAGCACCGAAACAATGGCCCCAGCCGCGTTGACATTGGTGGCTTCCACCTGGATGCGAGTATAGGTCTCCTCATTCATCGCCCAGAACTTGGCCCCCCGGGAATAGCGGCCCTTGGCTGCGCCGGCGGCCTGGATAATCTGCTGGAACAGGGTCAGGCCGGTGGCAGATCCGGTGGGAATGGTGATCACGTTGGACTGGGACAGGTTGATCCAGGGTCGGGCGTTTGCGGGGTAGTCGCTGGGAGCAGACGCCTGGGCCAGACGGGTGGCGATCCCAACAGGCATTTTGATGCCTGTGCCGAACAGGATGGCCTTGTCCAGGGCGATTCCGATGGCAGCCCCGATGCCGATGATGACCTCGCTAAGCAGGGCATAGTCCGTGTCCTCCAGGAGGGCATTGCAGATGGCCACATAGCCGCCTACCTTGTAGCCATCCACCTCGGTCTGGTTGACGGCAAAATTCAGCTCATTGAGCGCGGCACAGGCCTCGGTCCACACTGCCTCAGGGATCGTGCCCATGATGGGCTGACGGGCAGCCCCTGTCACAGAAATGAAGCATACCCGGCGGATCAGCTTGGAGTAGTCTTCAATATTCTGCCGGACCAGGTCCAGCACCACCGTGGGAATCAGCAGATCTCCGCCGGTGACGGCCCGCTGCTGGCCCTTGGGGGCGTTGGCAAAGGTGGCGCGGAAGCGTGTCAAAAACTCTTGAACTTCCTCCCGCTGGATAAAGGCGGAGCGCTGCTCCATGGTCATGGCGCCAAAGGCGCGGGTCTGGCGGTTCGTCATATTCTCATCCTTTCTTTCCCCGCTGGAGGCGGGGGTGGTGTCCGTAGAGGCATTGTCCTTTGGCTGCTGGGCCTCCAGGGTCCGCAGCTCCTCCTGGGCGGCGTCGATCTCACGCTGGAGGGCGATAATAGCCTCCTGATGGGTCCGCTGCTCTGCGGTGAACTCCTCCACCAACTGCTCCACGCTCCGCAGGTCTTCCTCGGTCCTGGCCTCGTCCATAGCCTGCTCTAACTCGGCCTCCCGCTGGGTCAGCTCGCCTGTGTGCTGGGACAGGGCTGCCATGCGGCCATTCATTTCCTCAATTTTCCGTTTCAGCAAAAGTGCTTTGAGTGCCATTTATGATGCTCCTTTCAGCTTGGCCCGCAGGGCCTCTCGTTTTTCCTCCAACGTCCTCCGGCGAATATCTGCTTCCTGGGCTTCCCGAGCAGAGACGGCGGTCGCCTCATAAGCAGGGAATGTGACCACCGACACCTCAAGTAACCGGACCTTTTTGATTAGGTACAGTACGCTGCCGTCCGCATTGACAATCCGCTCCTCATCCAGAATGTAGAATCCAAAGGAGCACTGATCCACATCTCCCCGCTGTACCCGCCAGTACAGGTTTAAGGCATCCTGGTCCTCCCGGTTGATGCGGATGCTGCCCCAAAGGCCGTGGGAATCTTCCCAGAGGGTCAGAGTGCCAGCCTTGTTCCGGCCCAGCACCAGGGTGGTGTCGTGGTTGGTCAGAGCCCGGATGTCTTCTCCCAAGGTGTCAGTGAAGGCCCCAGGAGCGATCTGCTCGTCTACCCCGGCCATGATGTGATAGGGGGATCCAAACACGGAAAAATAGCCCTCGATGTAAAGTTCGTCCTCCGCCTCCCGAGCGGTAAATTCACTCTGAAGTGGGATCATGGTGCGCCGATTAAGTTCCACTGTTTTCACCTCCCGTTTGCAGCAGCTTTTTCTGGTCTCCGATCATACCCTGGGGGATAAAGTTCTCCAGGATCACCAGTTCATCCAGGCCCTCCTTGGGCGCCAGGTGGAGCCAGCCTCGGACCTCGTTGCCCGTCATCATGCCCCGGATGTAGAGATTGGACCCAATTTCGGATAGGTCTTTGAGGTCGTAGGCATACAGGGCCCATGGATTCATACTGACGTACCAGTCTGGGGAGATCAGGAGTTTGCGTGTCATCTCCTGTTCGATTGCCCGGACGATAGTCATAATTTTTGTGGAAATAAAATGGTTCCATTCTGTCTGATTGAAGGTCCCAAGGCCCACGACATAAGGAGGGACGCCCAGGATGGCCGCCGCCGTCTGTTTGTCGATCTTGACGCTGTCAGAGATGGCCAGGTCGTTGAGTGACAGGGGTTTCACCTGGAAAATATCCATCTGCTCCGCCGGGATCATCCAGGGGGCCCCGGGAGCAAAGGGCTTTAGGTACTGCTCAGCCAGGCGCTTCCGGCCGGTCTCCGTGATCAGCTCGTCGGAGTTACCGTCCACTTTGACGATGACGCTGGGCTTCCACTCGCTGGACAAAAATGCGTTTTTGGTGCTGCTGGCCTGCTGAAGATTTTTAACTACCGAGCGCAGCGCGACCCGAAAGCCAGTTCCCATCCAGGGGTATTCCGGGGACGGGTTAATGGCAAAATGGAGCAGGTTGTTCGGGTCATAGGGGATGCCGCCCAACTGGATATGATAACCAAAGCCGTCCGGCTGGAATGACACCCGGCTGGGCGGGATGGGGATCAACTCCTCCAGATTTCCGCCATCCGTCCTTGGCCAGACCACTGCGTTCC